TAAAGTAAAGATACCTCTACCTCTACTAGTTGGGTGTAGCTTTTTATTACCTAAGATGTAGTTCCAGTCTTGCCTGTCAACTTGTTCGTAAACTTTGTTTTCGCTATTACCGCCTTTATAGTAATTATCACCTGTCACAGTAATACCTTCATAGAGAGTTATACTGCAAGGATCCAACGTCCAGGTCCTGTGTTGTAGGTATTCTATGTGAACCTTCGTTAAGTCGAATTCATCAACAATCGCTTTGTGGAACTTACTCTTTTCATTTAACTGCTCAGCGAATCTGACTGCGGTTTGTTGGTCCGTATCTGTTTGCTTCAAATTTATCACAGGGTAACCACCTTCTTTCAGGTACTCTATAGTTACTTTCTGTGAATCACTTAAGGTTGAATCGTCTAACAATATTATATTGAAATAAAATTCACCATCTACGACTGGCTGACTATAAGCACCAGAGGTTTTCGAGCCATAAGCAGCAAGACTGATGTAACTAGTAAATTCTATCAGCGTTTGATAGGTATTCGGACTACCTATCCCTACAGGTGTTGATGGAAGCCCGACAATGGTGGCAGTTGGAAGAGTTGGTGAAGTATTGAAATTTATGCTTACAACTTTACGGTTATCCTTTGCTCTTGAGTATACAGATTCTAGCCAATGTAAATCACTAGGTAAACGCGGGGTACTATACCCTTGTATCATGTCTTTTCCAAAAACTCTATGTACGTTGATCTTCTCCCTAAGCATTTGCGCATCATCAGCTATAGCACTTTGATTGCCCGGAATTCTTATTGCAGCCTTCTTATCGTGGAAGTACGATTCGAATATATCACTCTGAGCCTTACCGGCTAGTAGATTAAACTCCTGAGGTGTTATGTAACCCCTTTGCTCCTTGTTAGCTAGAGCTAGAACTCTTTGATAAACTTTATCTATGCTTATTGCCATTTGTATTTTGTTTGTAAGGAACCTGCTTATTAAGCCAAGCTTTCCTCTTGTTGCACCCACAGTCTCCTATACCTACAAAGCCAGTAGTTAACTTAGCTAAGCTACGTATGCCTGTAAACTTTGTGAATTTCTCTAATGTATCTCCTAAACCTTTTGATTTCATGTCGTACTATTTTACTATATTATAGTTACATAGTAAAGTAAGGAGTTAGTATAGGGTAAAAAAAATAGCCACCCGCAAGGATGGCTATTAGTATTAAGTTTACTTAGTTATTGTTATTAAGCTACGACCGTTGTAGTTAATGGAGAAGTTGTTGCTCCAGTAAACAATAAGCCAGCATCAGCAACTATAGTCGATAAATTCATAACATAAGGTTTTGCATAAAGGACGCTAGTTGGATTATCAGCTTGAGCCATTAAACCACCGAACCAAGTCATTAACTTGTTTACGTTCAATTGCTTTTCAGCAGCATCAGCTCCGTTGCAAGTAAATACTACGTCAGCTGAAGCCAATGCAGTACCTTCAATAAAGTGACTAGCCGTAACTGTTGTAGCAGCATTTAGCAGTTGGTAAAAATCTTTCATTCGTAAACTTGTTACGATAGCCGTGTCAGCAGCCGTTGTGATTGTTGTAATTTGTGCAATCATTTTGTTTTTGTTTAATAATTAATAAATAATTGTTCGTGAATTAAGGTTTACAGTTTAAGGATTAAGGTTTGTGAAATTTATTAAAACCACGCTACCCGTATGAATAGCGTGGCATAATATTTTGTTAAGCTATTATATGTTAGATAAAACAGCCGCTCCAGTAGAATCAGCGTCATCAGAGATCATAAATCCTGATATTGCGTAATTATTAGCTGCAATTTTTACAATGTCCATATAAGATCCTGGCTCACCAGCTCCGTTAGCTAAGTCAGCATCAAAAGCTATTTGACTATCATTAGCAGCAGCAAGTACAGCGTGTCCAAAGCCAGCAGTCGTTGAAGCAACGCTAAATCCGCCAACATACTGATCACCTGATACGTTTTGACACTTAATAAGATACGCGTCATCAGCCGCTGTTTTTACGTAAAAACGACAGTTCCAACCTATGTCTGTAGTAGCATCTGCAGGTAGTGTTACTACGAATCCCGCTGCTAAATCCAGCATAAATGTTTTTCCTGAATCGCTAGGTACTACTGTGTAAGCAGCCTTCAACGTATCTACGTTTTCAACTGTGTTAAAAAATACTCTTCCCATTTTTTTTGTTTTTAATTGTTTATAATTTGTTTAATATGTTACCGGGTTGTAGTAACATTTCTACTCTTGGTATTAGAGAGAAAACGGTTATGATAACCGCTTCTCAATATTAGTATATACTTCCATACCTTCATCGGTTTTAAACCATGATGCAAGTGCGGAGTATGGGTGTTCGTCAAACGGAACTGTCATAAGTTTTCTACCATTAGTACCCCATGTAAAGGTTCTTTGATCTGATGATAACTTTATAATGTTTAGTTCAGTTGCTTTAATACCGAAGTTCCTTAGTTGTACGTTGCCGTCATTAACCAACTCTAAGAACAGTTCAGGGTTTCTCTTAGCATATAATAGTAAATCTCGTCTAAGCTCCTTAGAACTCATTTCTGACACTTTAGATCCAGCCTCTACACGCATAACAGCTTCAGCTAAATCTATATCTATATCTCTTGCCGTATTAAGAGCTTCAATCTCCATTTCTAACCACTCAATTTCACTGACTGCATTAGCCACTGGTTTCTCTTCGTAGAATAGAATATCTCTATCTGGGTGATACAAAGACATAAGTTTTTGTAATATAACCTTTTCTCTTTCTATAATCAATATACCGTTTCTAAAAACAATATGCTCCATCCTTTGATCACCATTCATCTCATCGACAAACGGAGTTCTCTGATTGGAAGTGTACTTTAACTCTCTTTCATAACCCTCGTTTTCATCAAACCAATGTATGTTTGCTGATCTAACGGATCTTGATAAGGGTCTCTTATTTCCTTTTAACCTGTAAATTCTATCTTTAAGTTCCCAACCATCATCTAAAACTTTATACGTTTTTTCAGTTCTATTGGGTTTCTTAACTACTGTTGGTTGATCTAATACTTCAACCGCTTCTTGTTCAACAACCGTTTTAGTTGCTTCTACCTTTGTTTGCTTTTTAGCCATAATATAATATAATAAAAATTAAAAAATAAGACCGAGGCCGAAGCCTCGATCTAAATATAAATACTACTTCATTAACATGAAATTGTTAGCACCTTGAGTAACTAAACATCTTTCAGATAAGAAGTGTAATTGCATTGCATCTAACGCAGATGTTGAAGCACCAACAGAACCAGTAACCCAAGTTTTCATCTTGCGGTTGTCAGTTGCGGAAGCTCTATACCTAACGTGTAAGAATGGACGCTTAAGGTTCTTACCTAAGTTTTGATCGTAAACGTTTGACGTACCTGCGGGAATGATAACTCCACGAATAGCAGCAGAACCTGCAGCAGAGTTAATACCACCACGAGTAGCTTTATCATTTAAGTATCTAAAGTCAGACTTGTAGAAGTCGTAAGAACCTCTACGGAACCCAGAGAAACCTAAGTTTAAAGCCATGTTCTCATCGTTGTCGAATACCCCGTAAGAAGTACCACCAGCACCGTAAGAGTTCATAGAAGCTAGCATGTCATCAATAGCTAGAGACGAAGATCTATTTAAGAATAACATGTTCTCCTCAATAGCACCTTGCTTATCGAATTCAGCTAATATAGAATCAAATTCAGCTAAGTCAGTCGCAGCGTTAACACCAGAAATACCAGAAGTAACATTACCCCTTTTTTCAATAGCATCGAATAAACCTTGAGTACCAGCGTTAGTACCTGCATCGGCAGCACCACGGATTTGCTTGTCAGCGAAACCAATCAAGGATCCAGTAGCAGCTTGTTCAGCTTCAAGCATAGTCATTTCTAAGTAGTCGTTGAATCGAGCTCTAGTATCACCTGAGGCTTTTAAATACCATAGGTAACCATTTTGACCTTCTTCACCTGTAACTTCAACCCAACCAACTTGAGATGCATCAGATCCAGATACTTCGTAGTAATCTTTCATGATGATAGGCTTGTTGGAGAAAGATTTGAAAGAAGGCTTAATAGCAGTTCTTCTCTCAGCACTGTGTGAACCAGTAAAATCAGAATAAGACTGACCTTTACCATATTCAGAACCGATAACTAATAGAGTTGCTTTTCCAGCCGCTGTAGCATGACCACTTAAAACAGCTTCATCATAAGCCTCAAGACTTACAACCGCTGATTCTGGAGTTTCTACTACTAAACATTTTGAAACTTTACCAGCACTAGCTAAAAGCACTATATCGTTTACTCTAATACCGTGATCAGAACCAGCACCATTACTACCAAGTGCAGCTACATCGTTACCATCAATATCCTTAACTACCTGGAAGCTACCATTAGTATCGCCAGCTAAGACAACTGTACCTGTATACGACAAGTGTAATCTTGATTGTTCAGACCATACGACCTGATCGGCTGTCATAGACTCTTCAGCACCTACTTGAGCTAAGAAACCTGAAATAGTTCTTTGTCCGAACACTTCTGCTTCTTTCTCCATTAAGTCTGGAACGTATTGTTGAGCCCAGTCATTTCCTGAGCCAGACGTAAAGTCTAAGTAATTCGAAGCAAGGGTTTGTTGGACCGGAGCTGGGACTTTGTTTAGTAAGCCACCTGGATTTGTAATTGCCATAATTTTTTAATTTAAAGTTTAATTATTTCTTTTTTCTAATCTTGAATTTGAAATCATCTGAACCTTCACCTAACACTTTAACTTTCATGCCACCTATGTTTGTTTCACCATGAGTGCCTCGAGCCCCGACGTTAATGTTCTTGCCTTTAGCTACAGTGTCTTTGATTGCGTCTGCTTTTCCTTGCTCATAAAAATGTTGAGCAACAGCGTCAGCATTCATTGCTGTAAATAAAGACTTGTGATAACCCTTAGCGTCATTCATCTTGTTATCCTTACCCAAAAACTTTTGGACAAAGTTATTAAGATCGCTTTGAGTGTTCTTAACATCATTTACGTTTTTAACATTAAACCTATACTTCTTTTCCCCGACACTGTAGTCAAAACCTTTGAACTTGTCGTTGAATAGATTATCAGTCTTCTGTTGAAAAACATGCTTGTTGTCATCAGCTAGTTTCTTAGTCTCTTCAGATTCCTTATTGTAACGATCGAAGAAGTTAACTGCGTTCTGCTGCTCATTGGTGAGCTTGCTTCCGGCTTTAATCTCTTCGTAATATTTAGACTTTTGCCCGTCTATATAGGCTTTCGCTTCAGCAACTTGCTCTTTCAAAGCGATTTTCTTTGATCTTATTGTTCTATCATCATCCATATCCTCATCGAAACCAAACTTGTCTTCTAACAAGAAGTTTCTCTCTTCAGCGGATAAATGAGATTTAGTTTTTCTATAATACTCATCGAGTACCTCAGAGTCGTCTAACTTAGATGTATCTCTATTTAAGCTCACGTAGTCGTTTAAATCCCCACCAGTGTCTTCCATAAAATCCACTAGTTTCTGGATATTCTCTGGTAAAGGTTTCCCAGTAGCTTGTGCCTCGGCTATCGCTTCTTCAACTTGCTCTTCTACTTCCTCAACATCTTCGTCGGTGATTTCCTGTAGTACAGTATCTTCTACTTCCGCTTCAGGTTCTACCGCAACTTCTTCAACTACTTCCCCAGTTTCAGTACCTTCTTCCACCTCTTCCTCTAGAGCCGGTGGCCTACTTAAATCTACCTTAAGTACGCTATCATCTCCAGCGCTATCAAACTTAGGTTCGTCTACTTGCTCTACAACTTCCTCAGCTGCGTTTAATTGTTCTTCTACCATGATAAAATATTATAAAATTAAAAACTATCGGGGGTTGAACTTATCTAACCCAAGTCCACCTCCAACTATATCATTACCTGATGACTCGAACTTTTTAATCGATTCACCCTTTTTTATTGACTGCTGATTTTCCGCTTGCTTGTCTACGCGTTGGTCTTTTCTATCTTCTCTGTTAGTGTCCCTCTTGTCTATGATTTGATTCTCCATACCTCTAAGCTGCATATTTAATTGGAACTCATGATCCATCAATTCTTTCTTAACTAAGGCTTCTTGCTTTAGGTACTCTATTTTCATCTGACTTTTAGTCTGCTCTAGTTGAGATTCTATCTGTGCTTTAGCTTGCTCTTTTTGAGTTTCAGCTTGAGCTGCTGCTTGTTGTGCTTGGATGTTGGCTTGAGACTGAGCTTGTATATTCTGCTGTTGAACTGCTTGATCTCTCTCAAGTTTCTTCTGTCTCTTTATTTTGAGTAACTGATTAGCTAGCTTAACGTTTCTAACATCTCTAAGATCTATAGCATCGTCAAGGTCTATCATCTTCTGTGATAAAGCAATTTGTATATTGTTTTCTAAAATCTGTCTCTCTTCTTCATCAGGCATTAGCTCGATGAATATACCAAAGTCATATATATGTAAATCTTTCATCTCCTCTAGTGTAGCTACATTGTGTGCACCTATGGATTGAATGAAAGCTTCGCGGGTAGGAGAGTATTCTACTATGTCTGATATTCTCAGTGATAGAGCTTCAGCTGACTCAGAGGTCAATAACAGCATAGCTTGAAGTATGTGTCTAGTCGCAGTATTAGAGTTGGCCGCTGCTAATTTTTGAATACCAACTAAAGCATTCTTATCTGGCGTTGACGCATCTCTAGCTTCGTTAAGCCCAGTCACATCGCGTATCATTTGCAGGTAGTAATTGTATGTTTGTATAAGACTCTGAATCTTATTTCCACCACCACCATTCTGTATTTGCTGAATAGGTACTTTACCAGGGTTTTGATCTCCTTCTGAGGTAAAACTTCTACCAATAACAGAACCAGTCTGGAAGAACATATTCAAAGCTTCTTGCGGGGAATAGTTCGTACCATTACCTAAGTCGATCTCAGCTAAACCATCAGCGTCTAGATAGACACCATCTGGAACCATACGAGACAAGACTTGTTGTAGCTTTAAGTGGGTTAACTGAATCATATCAGCAAACCCTGTTATCCTACTAACTATAGATTCTATCTTACCGTTATACATTCTAGGGGCTACAATGCTATAGTTCATCTTAACTTTATCAAAGTTAGATTTAGACCGCATCATATTCTTTGCCATCTCCCACTTAAGTAACTTATCAGTACCTAAGACTAATACACCTTCGTACAAGCACTCCATAACTCTTTCAAGCTTTGAGTAGTTACCGTCCATATCCATAGGTGGATTGAATGTATCGTCTTTCTCTATAACCTTGTCAGCTCCAGTACCAGTTTCTTTTATTTTGTAAGTATCGTTTTTGTGCGTTTTATAGTTAAAATACAACACACTCACTTTATTCTTATCCCCACTGTGCCTAGTCATCGAGGTCGTAGAGCTACTAGAGTTTTCTACTATGTCATAAACGTCAGACTCGGATAGGTTAGGAAACTCTTTAACTAACTCATTAATAGTAACCTCCTTAACTTCACCTACGTAGTATATATCTTCAAAGTAAGGGGATTCAGTGTGTGAGTATATTAGGTTAGCTGGATCAACGTATTGCACCTTAGCCCCTTCACTCCAGTCGAACGTAGTTTTTACCGCTCCAATACCTATAGTAGTTAGATCATATAAAGCTCTACGTCTTATTAAGTCAAACCTACTACCTTCCATTAATACATTTATAGCTTGCTCTTCGGCTAGCTCAACTGATTGCTTGTAGTCAAGCTGCATATGTAATGCTAGCTCTTCCTCTGTATCTGGTAACTTTTCCTTATCATTTTCATAAAGATCCAAACCAAAGCTTTCTTGAACCTTATCGTTAAACTCCTTAGTTCTCATGTCACGAAGTATAGACTCCATGTGTTCAGTTCTTTTACTAACTCCATACGAGTCTTGAGAGTAGGCCTTAACGTCGTAAGTTCTCTGAGCCATACCGTTTACTACAATATCAACAAACTTAGGTACTATAGGTACAGGCTTCCAATCTAAGTTTAAGTAACTTAAATCGCCGTTTATAGATAACTCGTTTTTGTACTTCTCTATTGGCTGTTCACCTCTAGCGTATAACCTAAGTTTATGAAAGTCATTTGCATTACCACCGTGCCTAGACGTGGCCCCACCGAACCACTCGTGTTCGATAGCTCTACCTACTTTTAACCCATACTCTTGAGTCATTTTCTCTAAGTCACTAACTGCCTGTGAGGGGAAGTTGTTTATCGCAGACTCTGCCATAATCTATTTTTTTATTATTGTTGAATTAAATCCGGTGTTAGTGTATCTCGATATGCTTATACCTAGTGGTTGTTTACTTACTTCTGGGTTGGGTCTATACATATGTCTATTGCAAGCCATGATAGCTAAACCAGAGCTTATTGCAGCATCAAACTTAGTTCTGTTATTTATATTAAACTTACTCCAATCACTTAGCGTTTCACTAAAGTAAACGGTACCATAAGTACCATCCTCTAAGTGTCCAACATGATCGTTGATGTACATTTCTATCGCTGCCGCGTGTGCTTGCTTGATGTCCTCGCTAGAGTTAGGCATTCCACCTACCTCCTTTTCAGCTACGGAAAGCTTGTTCCAAACCTTATCAGGCCTGTTCATACTAAAACCTCTATAACCTCTCCTACGTAAATAGTACAATAGACGAGGCTTATTGTTCTCAGCGAGTATTGGCATCCCGTAGAATACAAGTGCCATTAGAACATCCTCAAAGAAGATCTCGGCGGTCTGAGGTCTAGCTACATATTCTAAGAAGAATGTATTAGCTGGAGCATCTTCCATACTAAACTTAGTTAAGCCGTGTAAAGCACCTTTAGAACCCTTACCGTCGACAGTACCACTAATGTCGTAACTATCACAGCCAAAGGCACCCATGTGTTCATTGCCTGGCCATTTCACCCCATTCTTTAATATAACGTTATTCTGCATACCAGAACTAGGTACCCAGCTAATTTTAAATCTACCATTAGGGTCTGGGTTAAAGCTTACTCTAGTATCCTTCACTCCGTTTTCCCATTGGAAATTACCAGTGGTTACTACTGATGAGTTTCTATTACCTTCATTGTAATCTATCTGCTCATATATCTTAGCTAAGTTAAATAGACTGCTCTTGGTCTCATCCCTAAAAGCATGTTCTTCTGTTCTTGGGAACTGCCTGTAAAGTTCATTTAAACCGTCTTGGTCTTCCTTTAAGCCATCAACTTCATTATTCCAATAATCTACAACCCCGGTTTCTATTAGCTCACCATATGGTCCGTACACATCACCAGTTGGGGTGTCAAACACTGGTAGCCCAAACTCATCTATAAATCCCTCGTAGTTCCATTCCATTGGAACAAACAAAGAATATAAACCAGATTTAGTTTGCCCGTTTCTATTTCTTTTACCTACCTGCGAATCTCCATACAACTTCTTGAAGTTTGATCCACCTTTATCTAGAGCGTTACTAGTAGAACCCATCATGCACTTACCTATGATTCTACCTCCCAACCTCAGACAAGTCTTTGTGACGCGCCAGTTATTTAGTATGTTGTTAGGCTTATCCCACTTACCACTTTCATCGTGGACAAGAAGAGACAGCTTCTCACCATCATAGCTATTATCACCAGTACTTTTCCAGTCAATAGTAGTTTCTAGACCTTTTTCTTCGTCAGCCTCGTCAACTTTACCCATGCTTCTCCTAGTGAACTTCTTGGCTGGGACCCGGTAAGCTAATTCACTTTTAGGTCGATCCATACCATCTTGTATAGGCTTAAAGAAGAAAGGGTAATTTATACTTATAGGCACTATCTTATCCGTGAACATCTTCTTAGCATCTTCACCAGTTTTGGATAAGACTCCAAACCTACTATCACTTGCTAACGTAGCTAAATTAACGGTTTCACCTGAGCTCATAAAAGAAAAACCAGAACGTCTGTTCTTAAGGTAGCACATACCGTAGCATCTTCTATCAGCTTTACACGCCTCCCAAAACAGAAAGAAAAGCCTATTGGCTTCTCTAAAATCTGGAGCACCTATATCGATCTTACTCCACTGTAGGTACATATAGTAACTACCGGTTATATAAGTTGGTACACCGTTGTTCATGAACCAGAAACCTTCGTCTCTTCTCTTAAACTCTTCGTCGATGTATTTATAGTGTAATTCCTTGAATTCATTGGATTGGTTCTCCCAGTCAAACCTACTTCTTATGTTTTTAAAGTTAGGGTTGAGTGCGAATTGTTTCCACTTCTGTTCGCCGACTACTTTAGAGCAAGAGAAGACATTCTTAGGTACCTTAGGTAGAACCACCTTTAGTCCTTGTATCTCAAGCACTTCGCCTACCTGCCCACTCTTAGATATTACTACAACATCATTTTCTTTGTTGTAGCCATAGTCCCATTTTTTACTTTTATTCAACCTATTTATGGTTGTTAACTTTATGGGTTCTACTACTTTGTATAGTGATTGTTCGTACATTACTTCTTCCTCCCTTCAGCAAACCCTTGGAACTTAGGTTTATTTAGATCCTTCTTAGACTTCTCTAAATCGTCCATTAATCTCTCCTCTTCTTCAATTCTATTCAATATCTCAAAGGCATCGAAGACAGCGAGCTTCTTTGTTGCTGCAGCATTCTTAAGCTTGTCAGCAGTCAAGTCATCACTAGAATCAACTATAGGTTCCTCAGCTACCTTTATCAATTCATCAACCGCTTTACGCCCAGCTTGGATTATACTCTTCTTCCTTTCCTCTATAGTCATATTTAATAGTAACAAATTGATTCCTAACTCTATACAATCTTTTACCACCAATTACAAATTCATATGCAGAGACTGGGGTAAAGCCTACGAGGTCACCCTCACTATGTACGCCGTCAGTGTACTTTACTACACCCATTAAAGGCTCTTCAGTGTCTATACCAAAGTCCTCTGTAGATTTTAGTGGCTGCACAAAACAATAACCGTCTGTAGCATTCCAATTGTCAGAGCCTTCTGGCTTATGTAAAAAGATTTGATCATCACTTACGATATATTCATTCTCGCTCATAAATGATCTACTATTCTTTTCTAAGCCTTTAACGTTGTGCCACCTTCTAAATACGTTGTGGTGGATAACTACCTTGTCACCTTCCTTTATATTAGACTCAGTGGCTACAGGTGTCTTTAGCACAATAGCATTCCTATTTACGTATTGGTGATTAAAGATCTCAGTATTTAAAATAAGGTCCTTATCACCAACTTTCACAGAGTTATTGTACCTATCTCCATCTGGCGATACTATGAAGTTGAATAAACTTCTCATTAGTACTCTAAGTCATATTCCACTGAAATAGCCATGTTCTTGTTAAAGTCTTTCCACGGAATAACAATGTCTTTCTTTCTTATATAAATAGAGTACTTAGTCTCCCTCTCTAATATATCGCATATCGTATGACCACCATAGACAACTTGTCCAACAGCATAATGCATAGCATCACTCTTGTAGTCCTTGCCTATGGTTATCTTTCTAATTAAGTGACTATCCATTGGTAGGGTAGTTTATAGTACCGTCTGACAAGTCAATATCAAACGTACCGTATTCCTTACTCAAGTTACCTTGTATAGCTGCTATCCTACCTTGGATCTCAGAGTGCCTGTGTATTAGCTCGTGTTTTTGAGTTTCAATAGACCCAATCCTAAACTGTACAGCATTGTTTTGATCAACAACCGTTTGTAGTTCTTTTAATTGAACCTCTGTTATCTTTTCCGCTTTAGGTTTTAAATCAACCATTTCTTTTATCTTACCCATCTTAATTTAATTTAATTGTTACTTTTTTGTTTTCTCTAAAGACCTACCACCGAAGTAAGCCCCAATAACTGTTATCAGTACTAGCTGCAGTAAGTCCGTCCACTTTGGTTGTACTTCAAAAGCTATAGTCCCAGCGTCAATGAATATCATCAAGACTGTTGATGCTACTAGGAATATAAGCACTAATGGCCTAGCATTCTTAGATAGCCAAGAGTCGGACTTCATATCAGCCTCCCATCGCTTAGTAACCTGCTTCTGCATGTCTATCTCGTGGTTAGATATTAATTGCTTTATCTCTCGAGCTGCTGCTAGCTTCTCTTCTTTAGATGTAGTTAAGTTATCTATGATCCCTCCTACACTTTTAATTAATTCACTAGCACCAGACGATAGCACGTTCTGTAGTAAGCCCATACCTTACTTTTTTGTTTTAACCTTAACTTTAACTTTTGGCTTGCTGTAAGTTCCTTTCTTCATAATTATCTGTTTTTGTCTTTTATCATATCATCTATAGCCTTGTTCATGACTTTGTCAGTGTATGATTCATTATTATAGTAAACGCAATTAATTGTGGTGGGTATGTCTTCTTCACCTAGCAGTATCCTGTATATCCTACTTACTAGGTGATTGCACTTGAACGAGGTTTTGTAGACAGAGTACTTAATCGTAGTCCTGTTTCTATGCCTCCACACCTCTATCCAACCTGCTTGCCTTAACCTCTCCCACCTATGCTTGTCCCAAGTGTATGCGTATACACCGTTGATAAAATCATCTCTTGTGAATCTATTCAAACAGTTTAAGTATATTAACAACTCTAAGTCAGCATCTTTTAAATCATTCTGCTTGCACGCCCATTTCCGGACCGGTCTGTAGTACTTAAGGAAATGTAAATCCTTGAGATCTTGAGACATTATACTCCTACTCATTCTACAAGAACTACATCCCTAAGCTTTATTATTCGGTACATAACATCGTCATAAGATATGTCGTGACCTGCGTGCATATCGTACATTACTGTACTTCCTTCTTCAATTACCTCAGCTAGGTTACCTACAGAGATAACCTTAGCTTTCTTGTATCTATTATCTATATCAGTATCGTCAGTAAGCAGTAGACCACCAGAGGTAGTCTTTTGCTCCTTAACTCTCTCTACTACTATATAATCGTTAATTGCCTTCATTTACTCTTACGTTTGATATTACACAATCAGCGGACACTATAGTTAAGGCAACACTCACGGCATTTTTCAGCGCCGATTTTGTAACCAAAACCGGATCTATTATACCAGCGTCAACCATATCAACGGTATCCCCAGTTACAACATCAATCCCCATTCCTGCTGGGAACTCTGCAGAAGCTACGATGCCTGCATTATCTAGGATAGTTTGGTAAGGAGAGCGTATTGCTTGGAGCAGTACTCCGTAACCCACGTTAGTGGGAGAAATTTTTTTCGATGCATCTAATAATGCTATTCCACCACCAGCTACTATACCTTCTTTGAGTGCAGCTTTAGTTGCGTATATGGCATCCTCCACTCGATCCTTCTTTTCTTTAAGCTCAACCTTAGAGTCAGCACCAACTTTTACAACTCCGACGCTACCCGATAAGGTAGCCAATCGTTGTTCTAACTTCTTCTTGATAAAACCGTTATTCTCGTCGGCTATCTTAGCTTGTACTTCTACTATCCTTTCTAGTACAGCAGTACTAGGTCCATCTAAAGTTATTATAGTATTCCTGTCATCAGTTACAGAGAACTCAACCTCACCTAAATGCTCAGGCGTTATAAGATCAAGGTCATCCCCTAGTTCTTCGTTAATAACAGTAGAACCCGTTAGTATAGATAAATCCTCTATAGCGTCCATCTTGGTAGGTCCAAACCCAGGTGGGTCAACGATGTTTACCTTGATGTTACCTTTAACCTTATTCATTAGCAGTGCAGACTTAACTTGCTGCGATACTGGTGCTACAATAAGTAGTGAACGGTTGCTTTTTATTGCATGCTCTAATAT